ATGATGGGCTACATCGCGGCGGCCGACGTCGCAGCCATCTACAAGATCACCATGAATCACGTGTACGTCCTGGCCTGCACCCACAAGTGGGGCCGCTATCGCGACGGCCACGGCCATGTCCACTACCTCCTGGACCACGTCGCCGACACGCTCAACAGGGAGGACGCGACAACACCCCAGGTCATGCCCTAAGATCCGGTTCATAGGTTGGGGTGCCGTCTACAAACGGCCCGGTCGCTCGAAACTCCAAGCCCCGACTGAACTGCATAAACACGCTCGTCTCACCCACCCCGAGACGGGCGTTTTTCATGCTCACCCCCAGCTGAGCCGACGTCGTCGGGCCCGCCCCCGCGCGCTGCCGCTTGACCCTCCTCCCTGGGGGTCGTGCCGCGTCAGTGCGTGTGTTGACCCGAGTCGTCCGGCTGGTCCACCTGCCCGGCCTCTCCTTCGTGTGTGGGCGTCAACCGGGCGGGTGCGACCGGCCCTCAAGATCCCGTGCCCGTCAGCCTGTTCCTTCCGGGCCGGTGGCTTCTCTCGCACACCGAGGGCGCGGGCCAGGGATGTCGCCGCGTCCAGGGGTGGGTCGCGCGGCATCCCGCCCTCTTACCACCCCCGAACCGACAGTTCGGGAGAACGCCGTGCCACGCGCACGCATCGACAACCTGAAGCGCTTCACGACCGACATCAACACCGGGTGCTGGAACTGGACCGGCCCGTTCCTCAGGGACGGCTACGGCAAGACCAGTCGCACCCTGCACGGAACCCGCCTCGCACACCGCGTCCTCTACATCGAGCGCATCGGCCCCGTCCCCGAGGGCCTGACGCTGGACCACACGTGCAGGAACAGGGGATGCGTCAACCCTTCCCACCTCGAACCCGTGACCTCAGCCGAGAACACCAGGCGCGGATGGGAAGCCCGCCTCGGCGGCCGATGCGCCCGAGGCGTTCACGACCTCACCGTTCCGGGAGCCGCCTTGGTCTGGGCCGACGGACGCCGCCGCTGCGCTGAGTGCTACCGCCAACGCCGTACCCACCAGCTCGCCGCCTGAAGGAGAACACCCCGTGAGCAGTGCCGACATCAAGGTCCACATCGCCATGTCCGAGGGCCCGCTGTACGAGGGCAGCTCCATCGTGATCAACGGCGTGGATATCTCCAGCTGCGTCAGCGCCCTCACCGTGGAATGCAAGGTAGGCGAACCCGCCCGGGGAATCATCACCATCCCCGTGGCCCTACTGGAGAACGTCACCGCCCACCCCGAGCTGTGCCCTGTCACCAGGGACGCGCTGCTCGCCCTGGGCTGGACGCCCCCCGCAGAAGGCCAGCCCATCAGGCGCCTGGCCCACAGTGCCCAGGCGTGAGTGCACCAGCTGTCGTCAGCTCCACGCAGGACCAGGACCACGATGCTCACGCTGCGCACGCACACGACAGCGAGCACGTGACCAGGCACGAGGCACAGCAGCACAGCGCGGCTACGACTACGAGTGGCAACGCAAGTCCTCGATCATCATCAAGCTCATCGGTCGCTGTGTGGACTGCGGACACACAGGCTCACCCGATAACCCCCTGACCTGCGATCACATCTTCCCCAAGGTCAAGGGCGGAACAGACGCCTGGTCCAACCTCACGTGTAGGTGCAGGCAGCACAACTCAAGCAAGGGCGCCGGAACCACCTGAGTCAGCGAGAGGGCCAGGGGAGGAGGGAGGGGGGCACCCCTCCGCCGGGAAGATCGCCCACCCCCCAAGACCCCGCCGAATCGCGACTTTTTTCGCAGGTACCACAGCGCGGGATTTCACCCCAACCGACGTTTCCCGAGGTGCCGTCATGCCCAGAGCGAAGAAGACGGCGGGCACCGCCGTGGACAAGCGCAACGGCCAGCAGGTCCTCGGAGTGGTCCCAGGGCTCAAGGTCGAGAAGTTCCCGGCCCCGCGCGGCCTGTCCAAGCCCGCCAAGGACGCCTGGAACGCCTTCTGGGACGACCGTCCGGCCCACCTGGTCACCCCGGCGGCCAAGGTCGTTCTCTTGCGGTGGATCGACGCCCTGGACCGCTACCTCCGGACGATCGCCGAGGCCGACCAGGCCCCGCTCGTCGAGGGGTCGCAGGGCCAGGAGGTCATCAACCCGCTGTACAAGGTCGCCGAGCAGGCCATGGGCGTGGTCGAGCGGTGCGAGAAGCAGCTGGGCATCGGCGGCCTGAACGCCGCGTCGCTGGGCCTGGCCGCGATCTCCGAACAGCGTTCCCTCGCCCAGATGAACGCCCGCTACAGCGAGCCGGACGACGTCGAGGACGACGACGAGCCGGACCCGCGCCTGCGCATCGTCGGCGAGGTCGTCGATGGCGCCTGACCCCGGGTGCCAGGCGTGCGGCTGGGCTCCCGAGCCTGGGAAGCTCTGGCCGTCCGTCGGCGGGGTGGCCGTCCGGTGGATTCAGGACAACCTGATCTTCCCCGAGGGCGACACCTTCGGCCAGCCGTTCCGGCTCCGGCAGGACCAGAAGGAGTTCCTGTACCGCTGGTACGAGTTCTGCCCCCGGTGCGACCAGTGGCACTACGACGAGGGCGTACGCGGCGCGGCCACCGGCGACGGCAAGACGACCTTCGTGGCCGCCATCGCCCTCGTGGAGTTCGCCGGACCCCCGCAGATCGCCCCCATCAGCCCGATCATCAACATCGCGGCGGCCTCCTACGACCAGGCCGACGAGCTGTTCGCCAAGGCCGGTCAGATGGTCGGCGGCCGGGACGACGAGATCACCGAGGCCCCGCTGTGCGGCTTCTTCGCCGTCTACGAGCGCGTCATCCAGTTCCGCGACGGGCGGCCGGGCGAGATCCGGCGCGTGGCGGCGGCGGCCGGGACGAACGAGGGCGGCATCCCGCACCTGTTCCTGTGCGATGAGGTGCACGAATGGGGCGATGTCGGGTCGAACAAGGCCCGCGTCCACACCGTGATCAGCAAGTCCACCAAGAAGCGGAAGACCGCTCGCGGGTCCGGACGGGTGCTCAACCTGTCCACGGCCGGGTTCGACGTGGACCACTCCCTGCTCGGGGCCATGTACAAGCGCGGCCTGAAGGTCCTGAAGGACCCCTCGCTCGCGCCGCGCCTGCTGTTCGACTGGCAGGAAGCCCCCGAGGACCTGGACTACGAGGACCCCGACCAGCGCGCCCTCGCCGTGCGCGCCGGGTCCAAGGCCGCCGGGGTGCTGTGGAACGTGGCCGACCGGGTCAACGACTGGGGCAAGCCCTCGATGCCGCGTCACGAGTGGCTGCGCTACTACGCCAACCGCTGGGTGGACATCGCCGAAGACTCCTGGCTCAAGGACTACCCGGGCGCCTGGGACAAGTGCGCCGGGGACGCCACGATCCCCGACAAGGCCGACGTCGTGGTGGCCGTGGACATGGCCCTGCGCCGGGACTCCGTCGCCGTGCTGGCCGCCTGGAAGCGCCCGGACGGCAAGGTCGCGGTCAAGTCCAAGATCTGGGAGCCGGACGGCACCGGCAAGCTGGACCACCGCGCCGTCGTGGACTACATCCGCTTCGACCTGGCCAACGCCTACACGGTCGTCGAGGTCACCTACGACCCTCGGTTCTTCGAGGTCCCCGCCCGGGACCTGGAGGACGAGGGCTTCAACATGGTCGAGTTCCCCCAGTCGCCCGAGCGGATGACCCCGGCCTGCGGTCACGCCCTGGAGGCGATCGTGGGCGGCGACGTCGTCCACGACGGTGACGTAGACCTCGGCGCGCACGTCAAATCCGCCGCCACCCGGCCCGGGGAGCGCGGCTTCACGCTGTCCAAGGGCAAGTCCAAGCGCAAGATCGACGGCTGTATTGCCCTGGTCATCGCGCTGTGGCGGATCGCCGCCCCCGACCCCGTCCAGGAAGAACCCGGCGTCCCGGGGTTCGCCTTCTTCGACCTCTGAGGCCCAGGTGATCGCACTGTCCCCGACCTTCCGCGTCTCGGCGGCCCTCGCCATCGGCTGCGTACTCGTTGTCGTCGGCGCCTTCATGGTCGGCGGCCTCGGGTGGGCGCTCATCGCCACCGGCGTCCTGCTGGCGGGCCTGTCCCTGGTCATCACCTACGACGACGAGCAGAAGCCCCCACCGGGCAATGAGGAGACCTCCCTGTGAACCTCCTCCAGCGCCTTCGCAGTGGCCGCAAGGGCCTGACCATCAACGGGGAGACGACCTCGGGCCCGTGGCTCGACACGCCGTTCTGGGACCTGGAGCGCGCTCGCTACGACTGGAACAACTCCCTGCTGTCCTTCGACCAGGAGACGGTCGAGAACAGCTTCGAGGGCTACCTGTCCGGCGCGTTCAAGACCAACGGCCCGGTGTTCTCCCTCATGCTGGTCCGCCTCCAGGTCTTCAGCGAGGCCCGGTTCCAGTTCCGCGCCCTGCGCGACGGGCGGCCCGGCCGCCTGTTCGGCACCGCCGCCCTGGACCTCCTGGAGAACCCTTGGCCCGGCGGGACGACCGGCGACCTGCTGGCCCGCATGCTCATGCACGCCGACCTGGCCGGGAACGCCTACGTCACGCGCGTCGGTGACCGGCTGCGCCTGCTGCGGCCGGACTGGGTCACCATCATCGCCGAGTCGGCCAGCGACGACCCGCTGGGCGGCACCGCGCTGGACGCCCGCGTCGTCGCCTACGTCTACGAGCCGCGCGTGGCCGGGCACACCTCGCCCACGATCCTGCTGCCTGAGCAGGTCGCCCACTTCGCGCCGATCCCCGACCCCGAGTACAACTGGCGCGGCATGAGCTGGCTCACGCCGGTTCTGCGGGAGATCACGGCCGACAACGCCACGACCAAGCACAAGCTGAAGTTCTTCGAGAACGCGGCCACGCCCCACCTGGCCATCTCCATGGACGCCGCCATCACGCCGGACAAGTTCCGCGAGTTCGTCGATGCCTTCCTGGAGGCCCACCAGGGCGTCCGCAACGCTCACCGGCCGCTCATCATCGGCGGCGGCGCCGACGTCAAGCCGCTGACCTTCAACTTCCGGGATCTGGACTTCAAGGCCCTCCAGGGCGGCGGCGAGACCCGCCTGGCCTCGGCGGCCGGTGTCCCCCCGGTCATCGTCGGCTTCTCCGAGGGCCTTCAGGGCTCCAGCCTCAACCAGGGCAACTACGCCGCCGCGCGGCGGCGGTTCGCTGACGGCACCATGCGGCCCCTGTGGCGCAACGTCGCCGGGTCGCTCGCGCGGCTGGTCGAGGTCCCCGGCGACGCCGAACTGTGGTTCGACGAACGCGACATCGCGTTCCTGCGCGAGGACCGCAAGGACGCCGCCGACATCGCGTTCACCAAGGCCCAGACCATCCGCCAGTACGTCGATGCGGGCTTCAGCCCCGACTCGGCGCGGGACGCGGTCGCGGCCGATGACGAGTCCCTGCTGGTCCACACCGGCCACCTGTCGGTGCAGGTCCAGGAGGCGCCGACGACCGACCAGGCCCCCGAGGCGGGCCCCGACGAGCAACCCACCGAGCCCGCAACGGAGCAGGAATGATCACCAAGTCCCTGGGACAGGTCGAGATCAAGGACGCCGCCAAGGGCGAGGTGTCCGCCGTCTTCTCCACGTTCGGCGTGGTGGACAAGGACGGCGACGTCACGATGCCCGGCGCGTTCGAGGACGGCGCCGCCGTACGCATCTCCGCCTACGGCCACAAGACGTGGGAGGGCGCCCTGCCCGTCGGTAAGGGCGTCATCCGCACCACCGACAACGAGGCCATCCTGGAGGGCCGCTTCTTCCTTCAGACCGCCGCCGGACGGGACACGTTCGAGGTCGTCAAGGAGATGGGCCCGCTCCAGGAGTGGTCCTACGGGTTCGACATCGAGGAGCACTCCTACGAGGAGCGCGGCGACACCCGCGTCCGCATCCTGGAGAAGTCTAAGATCCACGAAGTTTCCCCGGTGCTTCTCGGCGCCGGGGTTGGCACCCGGACCCTCGCGGTCAAGGGTGTCGAGGCCCTGAAGTTCGGCGAGGAAGCTCAGGCGGTCGTGGCCGCCGTTGCTGCCCTCGCCGACCGTGCCGCTGACGTCATGGCGAAGCGCGCGGAGAAGGGCAAGGGGCTGGGCGCCGATTCGGCGGCCCTGCTGGAGCTGGTCAACGCCGAGCTGAAGCGGCTCGCGGCGGTCCTGACCCCCGGCGAAGACGCCCCGGACATCACCGGCGAGGTCGAGCGCGAGTTCCTGCGCTTCCTCGCTTCCCGCGCGGCCTGAAGGCCGCATCTACCAGGAGAAATACCGCCATGACGGCATCTTTCCCTGCCCTGACTGAAGCTCAGGGCAAGCTCGACCATGCCCGCAAGCAGCTCCACGACGTGTTCGCCGAGGCGGGCGCCGACCTGGACATGTCCAAGGTCAAGTCCGTCGAGGGCGACAGCAAGGCCAAGGTCGAGTGGATCCGCGCGAAGAACGCCGAGATCGACGACCTGGCCGTCAAGGTCGAGGACCTGGAGACGGTCGCCAAGGCCGCCCAGCGCGTCCGCGACAACGAGGGCGACGACCGGCGTGCCGAGAGCGGCGCCGAGCAGGGCATCCGGGGCGCCAAGTCCTTCGGTGACCTGTTCATCGAGTCCAAGGCGTTCAAGGGCAAGCAGGGCGCCGTTGGCCCCGAGGCCCGCCTGGACGTAGAGCTGAAGGCCCTGCTGGAGACCGGCACCGGCTGGACCCCCGAGACCACGCGCGGCCCCCGCGTCGTGGACTACGTGACCACGCCGCTCCAGGTCGCGGACATCATCCCGTCCACCACGACCACGCAGAGCGCGATCACGTACATGGAGGAGACGACCTTCACCAACAACGCCGCCGCCATCGCTGAGGGCGGCGCGTACCCCGAGGCTGCGCTGGGCTTCACCGAGCGGACCAGCCCGGTCCGGAAGATCGGTGTCTGGCTCCCGGTCACGGACGAGCAGCTGGAGGACGTCCCGCAGGTCCGGGGCTACATCAACAACCGGCTTCCCTTCATGGTCCGGCAGCGTCTCGACGCCCAGATCCTCACCGGTTCGGGCACCGCGCCGAACCTGCGCGGCATCCTGAACACCTCGGGCATCCAGACCCAGGCCAAGGGCGGCGACACCACGCCGGACGCCATCTACAAGGCGCTGGTCAAGGTGCGCGTGACCGGCCAGGCCCTCCCGAACGCCGTGGTGCTCAACCCGGCGGACTGGCAGGACATCCGCCTGCTCAAGACCACCGACGGGATCTACATCTGGGGCTCCCCCTCGGAAGCTGGCGTTCCGCGCATCTGGGGCCTGCCGGTCGTCGAGGCCCAGGCGCTCACCGAGAACACCGGCCTGGTCGGCGACTTCCAGAACTTCTCGGAGCTGGCCACCCGGCGCGGCATCGACGTGCAGATCTCCAACAGCCACGCCGACTTCTTCACCAACGGCCAGCAGGCGATCCGCGCGGACATCCGCGTCGCCCTGGTCGTCTACCGGCCCGCCGCGTTCGCCACCGTGACCGGCATCTGATCAAGGAGACAACGTCATGCCTTACTCGGGCGGATACCCGACGGCCAACCTCAAGGCGGTGCGCGGGCGCTACAGCTTCGCCACCGACGGCGGCGCGGTCGGCGACATCGACCTGACCAGCGGCGCGGTCATCCCGGCCAACGCCTACGTGCTGTTCGGCTTCCTGGAGGTGGACACCGCGCTCACCTCCGGCGGCTCCGCCACCGTCGCCCTGAAGGTCGAGGGCGCGGCCGACCTGCTGGCCGCCACGGCGTTCGACAACGCGGTCTGGGCCAACACCGGCCGCAAGAGCCTGATCCCGGTCGCCACCGGCGCGACCAGCGTCAAGACGACCACCGCCCGCAAGATCCAGGCGACCGTCGCGACGGCCGCGCTGACCGCCGGAGCCTTCGACGTGGTCCTGTTCTACGTCGTCGTCCCCGACTAACCAGGGAGAACGCAGCAATGGCAGAAGCGACCGTGCACGTCTGGAAGACCACCGACGGCCGACTGGTCCTCGCCGAGGACCCCGACGCCGCGATCCTGGCCTACGCGCCGGGCGACGAGGTCCAGGCGAAGGACGCCGAGGCGGTGTCTGCCCTGCTCAAGGGCGAGCCCACCCCTGAGCCCAAGGGCCAGGAGGGCGAGGACACCAAGCAGGTCGAGAAGCCTGCCGACAAGGCCGCCAAGCGTCAGGCCGACAAGTAACCCCATAAGCGCCAGGAAGCCCCGGGAGAGCACGACTCCCCGGGGCTTCCTGCTGCAACGAGGAGGACGCGGTGGCCCTGGGCGACCCGTACGCCGAGCTGGACGACCTGAAGGCTTCCCTGTCGCTGGACGACTCGCGCAACGACGCCGAGTTGACCCGCGCCCTGGTGGCCGCGTCCCGGCACATCGAGAACTGGTGCCGCCGCCAGTTCAACCGGGCCGACATCGCGGTCCCGCAGCTGTACCGGCCCACCCGGGCCCGGCACCTGACGATCTCCGACATCTGGACCACCGATGACCTGGAGGTCGAGGTGGACACCACCGGGGACGCCACGTTCTCGACGACCTGGACGACCGCCGACTACGTCCTGGAGCCGCTGGACGGCATCAAGGACGGCGTGCCGGGGTGGCCCTTCTCCGAGCTGGTGGCCACGACCTACAGCCTGCCGTGCGACCGCTACAAGGCCCGCGTCCGCATCACGGCCAAGTACGGCTGGGAGGCCGTGCCCGACCCGGTTAAGACCGCGTGCCTGGCGCTGGCCACCGACATCTTCAAGCTCAAGGACGCCGCGTTCGGCATCACCGGCGGCGTCGGCGAGTTCGCCGCCCCGATGCGGGTCCGGGAGAACGCCGTGGTCATGGCGCTGCTGGAGCCGTACCAGAACGCCTCGGCGACTGTGCTGGTGGCGTGATGGCTTTCACCGTCCAGGAGGTCATGGAGGGCGTCGCCGCCCGGCTGCGCACCATCAACGGCCTGCGGGTCTCCTACTTCACCCCCGACCAGATCAACCCGCCCCACGCGGCCGTCGGCATGCCCGAGATCGTCAACTACCACGCCGCCATGGCGCGCGGCCTGGTCGAGCTGGCCCTGGGCGTGCAGGTGTTCGTCCCCGGCGTCGATGACCGCACCGGCCAGAACGCGCTCGCCGCGTACGCCAACCCCACCGGCGACTCGTCGGTGATCACCGCCATCGAGGCCGATAAGCGGCTGGACGGCGCCGTGTCGGACTGCATCGTCGCCTCCTTCCGCCCCTTCGGGCGCCAGGAGATCAGCGGCGCCCAGATCTACGTCGGTGAGTTCTCGCTGCGCATCTACGCGTCCGGAATCTGAGGAGTTTTCCGTGGTCAACCGCAAGGACAAGGTGAAGGTCAAGGTCGTCGGGCCCAACGTGGTCGGCGGCGTCGAGGCCCCCGGCACGGTCGAGCTGGACCCCGACGAGACCAACATCCCGGCGCTGGTCGAGTCCGGACAGGTCGAGCTGATCGACCCGCTCCCCGAGGACGACACCGACGCCCCGAAGACGACCCGTAAGGCGCGGGACAAGAGCTGATGGCCGCAATCGCCCTGCTCAACGCCACGACCTACATCCACGGCTTCGACTTCACGACCAAGACCAACAACATCACGGTCAACGCTGAAGCCGAAGACCTGGACGCCACCACGTTCGGCGGCAACGGATACCGGCAGCGCATCGCGGGCCTGCGCGAGGTCACCAGCGACCACAGCGGCTTCTGGGAAGGCCCCGTGGACGCCGAAGCGTGGGCCAACCTCGGCGTGGCCGACCGCGCCGTCACCGTGGCCCCGACCGGCACCGAAGGCGACGTGGCCTACATGTTCCGCGCTGGCCAGTTCAGCTACGAGCAGTTCGGCGACGTCGGCGACCTGACGCCGTTCTCCATCTCGATGTCCGGGTCCAACGCCTACGGCATCGTGCGCGGCGGCCTGGCCAAGGCCAAGGGCAGCGTCTCGGCGACCGGCGTTCTCGGCAGCGTCGTCAACCTCGGCGCCCCGCTGGCCACCCAGTACGTCTACGCCGTGCTGCACGTGTTCAGCGCCGGGACCACGATCACGGTCCAGGTGCAGTCCGACACCGCCGCGAACTTCCCGTCCGCGACCACCCGGGGAACCATCGGCCCGATCACCGCCGTCGGCGGCACCTGGCTGGCCCGCGTCGCCGGACCCTTCGTCGGCGAGACGCACTGGCGTCTCAACGTCTCCGCGATCACCGGGACCTTCGAGGTCGCCGGGGCCATCGCGGTCCAGTAACCCACCCCACCGCACGATTCGCGCTGTTCAGGCCGTCCTCCGGGGCGGCTTTTCTCATGAGGAGACAAGCCCATGGCGGCTTTCGCGTTCACGAACGCACGCGTCGAGGTCAACTCGGTGGACTGGTCGGCGTGGGTCACCAGCGTCACCCTGAACTTCGAGGCCGAAGACCTGGAGACCACGGCGATGGGGACCGGCTTCCGGACCCGCATCGCGGGCCTGAAGGACGGCTCGGTGGACATCGAGTTCAACAACGACTTCGTGGACAACGGGCTCGACGAGGTCCTGTGGGGCCTGTGGGGCACGCTGACCACGGTCAAGATCCGCCCGGACGCGGGCGCCATCACGGCGAACAACCCCGAGTACAGCGGTTCGGTCCTCGTCAACGAGATGAACCCGCTGGACGGCTCCGTCGGCGACCTGGCCAAGCGGTCGGTGTCCTGGCCGACCTCGGGCGTCTGGGCTCGCGCCGTCTCCTGATGGCCGACCTGGAGGTCAAGGGCAGCGACCTTCGCAAGCTCACCAAGGACCTGCGCAAGCACGCCGACGGCAAGCGCCTGGCCAAGGAGCTGCGGCAAGAGCTGCGCAAGGTCGCCAAGCCGTTCGTCCCGGTCGTCCGCAAGGCCATCGCCGCCATCCCGTCGAAGGGCTACAACGCCCGGCACGGGCGCGTGACGCTGCGCCGCCACATGCAGAAGGCCACCAAGCTCCAGGCCAAGACCGGCGGCAAGGACGCCGGGGTCGTGGTGCGGGTCGAGCACACCGCCATGCCCGCCGGGATGGGCAACCTCCCGGCCTACATGGAGGGCGAGCCCCGGTTCACCCGCTGGCGGTCCCCGAACTGGGGCCGCGAGGACTGGAAGACCCAGTCAGAACACCCCTTCTTCTACCAGGCCGTCCGGCCTGCCGAGGGCCAAGCCGTACGCGCGGCCCAGGACGTAGTCGAACGCATCGCGAGAGAGGTCGAATCATGACCAAGCCCAAGGACGACACCACCGCGCTGGACGCCGCCGAGGCCGAGGCCACCGGCGCGGTGGTGGACGACCGGTCGTTCACGATCGCCGGGGAGACCTTCACCATCCCCAAGAAGATCAAGTACTTCAAGCTGCTGCGCCGGATGAACGCCGGTGACGAGTTCGGCGCCATGGAGGTCCTGCTGGGCTCCGAGCAGATGGAGCGGCTCGAAGAGCTGGAGATGACCGACGAGGACGTGGAGACCCTGAACGCCGAGATGTCCAAGGTCATGGGCGTCGAAGAGGGAAACTCGCCCAGCTCGCAGAGCTGATCTGCGGGCATCCCGAGGACGTCGAAGCCGACCTGTCGCACTACTACCCGCGCGACTGCGACCAGCTCGACCGGTTCCTGACCGGCCAGATGACCGTCCGGCGACTGTGGGTCCTGGTCTCTCGTCTCCCCCCGGAATCGGCCACTCAGGCCGTGCTGTCCGGCCGTCCCGGCAAGGGCTTCGAGCGCATCGAGTGGACGACCACGCTCCAGGTCTTGGCTGCGATCCACGACCAGCTCCAGGCGCTCAACTACCTGACCGGCGCCGTACACGCCGGGCGTAAGAACCCGGTCCCCGAGCCGATCCCCATCCCACGGCCGGGCCTCCCCGAGAAGTCGCCCCCGAAGAGGAGGCGGTCCCCAAGCTGAGGAGTCCTAGGTGGCCGGTCGTACCGTCTCGCTGTTCCTGGTCGCTCGCGACCGGATGTCGAAGACGTTCGCCAAGGTCGCCGCGAACTCCGACAAGATGACGTCGCGGGTCGAAAAGCTCAACTCGATCACCCGCAAGGCCACCGGCATAACCGCCCTGGCCGGTGGCATGACGGCGCTGGGCGCGGCGGCGGCCCCGGCAGCTGCCGCCGTGGCGGCGATGCCTGCCGCGATGCTCGCGGCCAAGGTCGCCTCGGGCGTGCTGAAGGTCGGCCTGATCGGCGTCGGCGAGGCCATGTCGGCGGTCGCCGAGGGCGACGCCAAGGCCCTGGACGAGGCGCTGAAGAAGCTCTCGCCGAACGCCCGCGCCTTCGTCAAGGAGGCCGGTGGCCTCAAGAAGGCGTTCGAGCCGGTCCAGCAGGCCGTCCAGAACCGCCTGTTCGAGGGCCTGTCCGGACAGATGGGCAAGATCGGCCGGAACCTCCTGCCGACCGTCCGCAAGGGCATGGTCGGCGTCGCCGGTGGCCTGAACTCCATGGCCAAAGAGGGCCTGAAGGTCGCCAACTCCAAGGCGTTCAAGGGCGAACTGGGCAAGGTCTTCAAGGGCACCACCGGCATCGTCAAGACGCTGTCCGGCGCCGTGCGGCCCCTGGTCATGTCCATCGTGCGCCTCGGGGCCGCGAGTCTGCCCCTGGCCAAGCGCATGGCCCAGTGGGCCGTCAACGGGGCCAAGGCGGTCAACGCCTTCCTGAAGTCCAAGAAGGGCGCGGACTTCCTGAAGGGCGCCATCAAGGGAGCCGGGGACACCCTGGCCACCCTGGGGCGGATCGCCAAGAACATCGCGTCGATCTTCATCAACGTCTTCAAGAACGCGGGCGGCGCCGGGGACGGTCTGCTGACCACGCTGGAACAGCTCACCGCCAAGGCGGCGGCCTGGGTGAAGTCCACCGAGGGCCAGACGAAGATCGCCGACACGTTCGCCCTGCTGCGCGACGTCCTTGCCCAGCTCGGCACGATCCTGCCGCTGGTCGTCGGCCCTCTCGGCGCCATCGCCAAGGTCCTGGGCATGCTGCCCACTCCGACGGCCGACGTCGTGGCCAAGGTGCTGGCGTTCGGCCTGGTCATCAGCCTGCTGGGCGGCAAGCTGCTCATGGTCGGCAAGCTGCTGTTCGGCTTCGGCAAGGGCGTGTTCACCGTCGCCAAGGGCGCGGTTGGCTTCGTTGGCGGCATCGCCAAGGGCAGCGCGGCACTGGGGGCGAACGCGAGCGCGGCGGCCAAGGCCGGGGCGGCCGTACGGTCTTTCGGCTCCACGATGGTCACCGGCGTCAAGGCGTCGGCCCAGATGGTGGCCAGCCTGTCGGCGATGGCTTGGAACGGCATCAAGGCCGGGGCGTCCATGGCGGGCGCGGCCACCAAGACCGCGCTGCTGACCGTCGCCCAGAAGGCCAGCGCGGTCGCCTCCAAGGCGATGGCCGCCGCGACGTGGCTGGTCAACGCGGCGATGCGGGCCAACCCGATCGGGATCATCATCACGATCATCATGGCGCTGGTCGGCGCCATCGTGCTGGCCTACAACAAGTCCGAGACGTTCCGGAACATCGTCAACGCGGTCTGGAACGGCATCAAGACGGCCATCACCACGGCGTGGAACAACTTCATCAAGCCCGCCCTGACCGCTTTGTGGTCGTTCATCACGAACACCCTGGCGCCGAAGTTCCTGTGGTTCCACAACAACATCGTCAAGCCGGTGTTCTCCGCCGTCGGCGCGGTGATCAAGTGGGCCTGGAACAACCTGGTCAAGCCGATCTTCGCGGCGATCGTCTTCTACTACAAGAACATCCTGGGCCCCGTGGTCCTGTGGCTGTACCGGAACGTCGTCAAGCCGATCTGGAACGCCATTGGAACCGCGATCAAGTGGGCTTGGTCGAAGATCATCTCTCCGGCGTTCTCCGCCATCAAGAACGGCGTCCAGCTGGTCGGCAAGGCGTTCAAGGGCGCGTCCGACTTCATCAAGACCGCCTGGGGCAAGATTAAGGAAGCGGCCAAGGCGCCGATCAAGTTCGTCGTCCAGACCGTCCTGAACAACGGCATCCTGCGGGCCTGGAACTTCGTCGCCGACAAGTTCAACCTGTCGCCGAAGAACCTGTCCATCCCGCTGCCCAAGGGCTTCGCGACCGGCGGCCACATCGCCGGACCCGGCGGCCCCAGGGACGACCGCATCCCGATCATGGCCTCCGACGGCGAGTTCATGGTCAACGCCCGCGCCACCAAGCGGTTCCGCCCCCTCCTGGAGGCGATCAACCGACGGGGCGGGTCCGGGTTCAAGGTGGCCAGGGCCCTGGGCGTCACCGGCGACCCCGGCGGCATGGGCCTGCCCGGCTACGCCGAGGGCGGCATCATCGGCGGCATCAAGGCGTTCTTCGGCCAGGCCAAAGACTGGTTCATGGACGGCATCAAGAATGCCGCCAAGCTGGTCACCGGCCCGATCCTGGACAGCCTGGAATCCGCCATGGGCGGCTCCACCTTCGGCAAGATGCTGGCCGGTATCCCGCGCAACATCGTCAACGGCTTCCTGAGCTGGATCGACGGCAAGGACTCCGCCATCGGCGGGCCCGGCCAGAAGGCCGTCAAGGCCGCGCGCTCGCAGCTCGGCGTGCCGTACTCGTGGGGCGGCGGCGGCCCCGGCGGCCCGTCGTACGGCATCGAGCAAGGCGCGAACATCCGGGGCTTCGACTGCTCCGGCCTGACCGAATACGCCTGGTGGCAGGCCACTCACAAGTCCATCGGCGGCACGACCTACAGCCAGAAGGGCATCCTGAAGCGCGTCGGCGTGCCCCGGCCTGGTGACGTCGGCCAGCCCCACCCGGGCCACACCTACCTCATGTCCGGCCCCGGAAAGATCATCGAGGCGCCGTACACGGGGGCCCGGGTCCGCGAGGTCGGCATGCGCGCGACCCCGTGGTGGGGCCGCCCGCCGTGGGTGATGGACACCGGCGGCGTACTTCCGCCCGGCATGAGCCCGCCCATCTACAACGGCACCGGCGGGCCCGAGTACGTCTTGCGGCCCGACCAGCTGGCCGCCATGGGCGACTCTCGCAAGGTCGTCCTGGAGGTCCGGGGCAACAGCGACCTTGCCCAGCTAATCCGCAAGTCCGTCCGCGTCAAGGGCGGCGACGTCCAGCGCGCTTTCGGGACCAGGGGGTAAGTCGTGGCCTTCCCTCAGAGCGTCCTGGGCGTGACGGTCGGGCTGTATCTCGGCGGGTCGTGGGTGGACGTCTCCACGGACGCCCTGCACCGCGACGCGATCAACATTCAGCGAGGCCAGAGCGACGAGGGGTCTCAGGCGGACCCCTCGTCGTGCACGCTGACCCTGAAGAACCAGGCGGGCACCTACAGCCCGCGCAACCCGCTGTCGGCGTACTACGGCATCATCGGCCGGAACACGCCCCTGCGGGTGTCGGTCAACGAGGGCACGCCCTACCTGGCCACGCAGGGAACCCAGTTCGCCAATACCGGCGCGTCCACCCCGGACGCCGCCGCGCTCGACATCACCGGTGACATCGACATCCGGATTGACGTCACCATGGCGAACTGGCTGACCGTGGGGACCAGCTCGTCTGTGGAGCTGGCCGGGAAGTTCCGCACCTCGGGCGGTAACCAGCGGTCCTGGCTGTTCATGATGCGCAACGGCCGCCCCTGGTTCGAGTGGTCGGCCGACGGCACGAACGTGCTCCAGAAGACGTCCACGGCGGACCTGACCATCCCGTCCTCGGGGCGGCTCGCGCTGCGCGTCACCCTGGACGTCAACAACGGCGCGGCCGGGAACACGGTCACCTTCTACACGTCCGACACGATCTCGGGCACGTGGACCCAGCTCGGGGACCCCGTGGTCACCGCCGGAACGACGTCCATCTTCAACAGCACGGCCGAACTCCGGGTCGGCGACGGGTCCACCGACATCGGGTTCTACACGCCGGACGGCGGCGTACACGCCTTCCAGCTGCGTAACGGCATCGCCGGGTCGGTCGTCGCCAACCCCGACTTCACCGCCCAGGCCCTCGGCGCCACGTCGTTCGCCGACGCCGCCGGGCGCACCTGGACCGTGAACAACTACACGTCGATCTCCAACCGGCGCTTCCGCTTCCACGGCGAGGTGTCGTCCTGGCCCCAGCGCTGGGACCCGTCCGGCAACGACGTGTACACGCCCATCGAGGCCGCCGGGATCCTGCGCCGCCTCGGGCAGGGCGCCCCCGAGCTGCGCTCCACGCTGTACCGGGGCCTGACCACGCTCAGTACCAACAAGCCGGTGGCGTACTGGCCCGCCGAGGACGAAGAGGGCTCCACGACCATCGCGTCCGGCCTCGGCGGACCGCCCATGACCATCGTGGGCACGCCAGGCTTCGGCGACTACGAAGGCTTCGCCGCCTCGGCGCCCATCCCGCTGCTCAACGACAGCGAGTGGACCGGCATCGTCCCCGGCTACGCGGTGTCCTCCCAGCTGACCATGCGGTTCCTGCTGGCCGTCCCGACCGGCGGTTCGGTCAACGCCCAATCCATCTGCAAGGTCCTGACCAGCGGAAGCGCGCCCAGCTGGGAAGTGGTCTACGGTACCGGCGGCACGCTGCGCGTGGTGGCCAAGGACGAAGAGGGCACCATCCTGCTGGACTCCGGCTACATCGCCTTCAACGTCAACGGCGCCAAGCTGCGCGTCGCCCTGGACCTGCTCCAGAACGGCGCCAACGTCGAGTGGGACCTGACCACCGTCGAGCCCGGCCAGACCGGCGTCACCACCGGCGGCACGCTCAACAACCAGACGTTCGGCCAGGCCAAGCGGGTCATCGTCAACAACGGCGGCGGCATCACCGACACAGCCGTGGGCCACGTGTCCATCCAGCCCGGCATCACGTCCGTCTACGACCTGGCCGACCAGCTGAACGCCTACATCGGCGAGAAGCCCGCCCGCCGGTTCTGGCGGCTGTGCCAGGAGGAGAACATCCCGTTCCGGCTGATCGGCCACCTGGATGACGGCGAGCTGATGGGTGCCCAGACCCGCTCGACCCTGGTGTCCCTGCTGACCGAGGTCGCCGAGACGGACCTGGGCATCATGTTCGAGCCGCGCGACCTGTTCGGCCTGGGCTACCGCACCCGCGAGTCCCTGTACAACACCTCGGCGACGGTCGCGCTCGACTACGACGCCGAGCAGGTCTCCATCGGCCTGGAGCCGGTGGACGACGACCAGGCCACCCGCAACGACATCACCGTGACCAGGGAGGGCGGATCGTCGGCCCGCGCGATGCTGGAGACCGGCCCGCTCTCGATCCAGGCGCCGCCCAACGGCGTCGGTCCCTACCCCAGTTCGGTGACCATCGCGGCCATGTCGGACCAGCAGTTGCCCGACCAGGCTTCCTGGCGGCTGCACCTGGGCACCGTGGACGAGGCCCGCTACCCGCAGGTCACGATGAACCTGGCCAACGCGGCCCTGTCTAGCAACGCCGCCCTGTCGGCGGCCGTGCGGGCGCTGGAGGTCGGCGACCGGCTGACCATCGCCAACCTGCCGTCCTGGCTCCCGCCCGAGCTGGTCTCCCAGCTGGTCTACGGCTTCGACGAGCTGCTGGACAACTTCGCCAACGAGATCGTGGTCAACTGCGTGCCCGACTCGCCGTACCAGGTCGGCGTGTACGGCACCGCGCGCTACGGCCCGTACGCCAGCACGCTGGCCGAGGACCTGACGACCACCGAGACCGGCGCGGACGTCGCCACCACGGCGGGCCCGCTGTGGACCACGGCCGCCGGTGACCTGCCGCTGGACATCATGGTCGGCGGCGAACGGATGACCGTCACGGCCATCTCCGGCGCCTCCAGCCCGCAGACGTTCACCGTCACCCGCTCCGTGAACGGCATCGTCAAGACGCACCTGACCGGCGCGGCCGTGCAGCTGTTCACGCCCTCCTATCGAGCCCTGTAGGAGCCATGCCGAACATCACCGACGGCGAACTGGTCCGGGGCGCCGACTTCCCGACCACGGTGTTCGCCCAGGAGGACACCGTCCAGAACGGGTCAGCCTCCCCGACGTACGTGACCGGCACCCCCGAGCTGGGCGTCTACTTCATGGCGCCCACCTCGGGCCGCGTTCTGATCACCGTGAGCGGCGGCGCCCGGGACGCGACCAACGACAACCGGGCCTTCCTCGCCCCTCAGGTGTTCCTGGACAGCGCCCAGGGCGACGAGATCCTGGCCCCGTCGGTCGAGTCGTACGGCTGGGCCAACCCCGGGTCGAACAGCGACTACGTGTTCGGCTCCCGGGTGTCGATGCTGGAGGGCCTGACCCCGGGCCGGGTCTACTACGCCCGCGTCATGTTCTCCCCCGAGGGTGCCAGCGTCGAAGTCCGCACCCGCGAGATCATGGTGGAGCCGGTGTCATGACCGATCACCTGGCGGGCTCCAAGATCAAGGCGGCGGACTTCCCGCCGACCGTCTGGTCCAACGACAACACCGACTTCAACAACGTCACGGCCACGACGTTCCAGAACGGCACGCCCGAGGTGTCGGTCACCTTCATCGCCCCGACCTCCGGCCGCGTCCTGGTCATCAACGGCGGCGGCTGCCGGAACAACACCGGCGCGGACCAGATCTTCATGGACTCCGAGGTCCGGGTGACCAACAGCGGCGGCGCGGTCGTGTCCGCCGCCAGCGTCACCGGCGAGGGGACGATCTCCTGCGCGGACGAGTCGATCGCCCACGAGTACAAGAGCCGCGCCTACGTCGTGTCCGGCCTCACCCCCGGCGGCCAGTACTTCGCGCGCCTCCAGTACCGCAGCTCGACCGGCGCCGGAACGGCTGACGTCAGCGCCCGGTCCCTCATCGTCCAGCCCATCCCGTAGGAGGCCGACGTGCCCGATCTGCTGGCCGGGACCACGATTCGCGCCCTGGACCGGCCCCCGAGCGGTTACACCGCCGAAGGCACGCTCCAGAGCAACATCAACACCAGCGGCGCGTACGTCGAGCCCACCAACCAGTGCCGCGTGACCTTCATCGGCCCCACCTCGGGCCGGGTCAAGGTGGTGGTCGGCGGCGGCTTCCGCGACGACACGAACAACAACCAGGGCTTCCTCGCCGTCGAGATCCGCGAGACGAACGTGTCCGGCTCGACGGTGGCCGTGGCCAGCGCCTACGCCCAAGGGATCATCTCGATGCCCGAGGCGAGCGACTACTACTACCACTCCCGGATCACCCTGCTGGACGGCCTTACCCCAGGTCAGATCTATTTCGCGCGGATCATGATGAAGACCGAAACGGCGGTCGGCGCGACGGTGGACCTGCGGCTGAAGAACCTCGCCATCATCCCCGTCCCGTAAGGAGAACAGCCGTGCCCTACACGTGGGTCACCGCCGAGTCCGACAACCCGAACAACAAGATCACGCTGTACGCCACCCGTGGCGTCGTGTCCTTCGACATCGCGATCACCGTGGACGGCGGGAGCTACGAGGACACCGCCCCGGCCATGGGCGAGATCAAGGAGGCGCTGGAGGACCTGGGCTTCGACGTCCAGTCCATCCAGACCGGCGGGTTCCTGCCTCGCACCCTCCAGGAGCAGGCGTAACCGAGTCCACCGTCACATCTCCATAGTGCGAGGTCAGGCGTGCCAGCAACCGTCTGGAACATCACCATCGAACAGGGCGCGACCTGGACGACCACCCTCACCCTCACCGACCGGGACCTGACCGGCTGCTCGGCGCGGATGCAGATCCGCGAGACGGTCAGCTCGCCGTCCACACTGCTCTCGCTGACCAGCTCCCCGGCGGCCGGGATCGCCATCACGGCGGGCCCGCCGGGCGTCATCACCCTCACCATCACGGCCGCTCAGACGGCTGACATGGCGTGGAAGCACGGCGTCTACGACCTGGAGCTGGTCACCGCCGGGGGCACGGTCGAGCGCCTGCTGAAGGGCGACGTGGCGGTGGACTTCGAGGTGACGCGGTGAGCGAACTCGTCATCGAGTCCGGCAACACCTACGAGATCGTCCTGGCCCCGCAGTCGCCCACCGACGTTGATGTGGCCACGCCAGGCCCCCAGGGGCCGCCAGGACCGCCCGGCCCCGCCGGTGGCGAGACCTACGTCTACGACCGCAACGGCGTGCCTGCGGCCACCTGGACCGTCTCCCACAACCTCGGGCGCCGGGTCCACGTGACCGTCTGCGGCGACGACGGCCGCGAGGTGGACACCGACGTCGAGAACCCCGACCTGAACACCACAGTGATCACTTTCGCCACGCCGTTCAGCGGTACGGCGCTCATCGGTTAGGAGACCCATGTCCCGCGCCGTCCTGAACGGGCTCAACCTCAGCAACCAGCGCATCACCAACGTCGCCGACCCCAGCTCGAACACGGACGCCGCCACCAAGCAGTACGTGGACCAGGTCGCCCGGGGCCTGAACTGGAAGCAGTCCGTACGCGCCGCGACCACCACCAACGGCACGCTCGCCACGGCGTACGAGAACGGCGACACCCTGGACGGCGTCACGCTGGCCACCGGTGACCGCATCCTGCTCAAGGACCAGACGACCGGCGCGGAGAACGGCATCTACGTCGTCGCCGCGAGCGGGGCGCCCACCCGGGCCACCGACATGCCCGCCGCGTCCGACGGCAAGGGCGTGGCCGTCACGGTCACCTCGGGCACGGTCAACGCCGATCGGGTCTACATCCAGACCGCCGACACCGCGACCGTCGGCACCGACGCGCTGTCGTGGTCGCAGCTAGGCGGCGGCGGCACCTCCTACACGGCCGGGGACGGCCTGTCGGAGAGCCCGGCGGGGACGTTCAACGTGGCCACCGGCTCGGGCCTGGAGATCTCCTCCGACGCGGTCCGTATCGCTGCGGCGGCGGCCGGTGCGGGCCTCACCGGCGGCGCTGGCTCCGCGCTCGCGGTCGGCGCGGGATCCGGCATCACCGTCAACGCCGACGACGTGGCCCTGGCCAGCTCGACGGCGGGCAACGGCCTGACCTACACGACCGGCGTGCTGGCCGTCGGCGCCGGGACCGGCATCTCGGTGTCCTCCGACGCCGTGGCCGTGGACACCGGAACCATCTCCCGGCACGTCGCGGCCAACGTCGGCGACAACTCCGCCACGCAGATCGACGTCACGCACAACCTGGGTACCAAGGACGTGATCGTCGAGCTGTACGTGAACAGCGGGTCGAACGAGACCGTCATCGCGGACGTGAGCAGGCCCGACACGAACACGGTCCGGCTCAACTTCGCCACGGCGCCGACGTCGAACCAGTACCGCGTAGTGATCATGGGCTGAGCCGATGCCCAAGGCCCTCACTCCCATCCAGCTGCCCCAGCTGGCCAGCCCGGCCTCGCCCTCGTCGGGCTACACGGCACTGTCGGCGCGCTCTGGCGACATCGCCTACAGCGAGGATTCCGGCGGCACCGAGCGGCTGGTGGCCGCCGGGCCGATCCCGGTACGGCTCACCTCGGCGCAAAACTCCACGTCCACGTCACTGGCCGACGTCACCGGCCTGGGGCTCTCGGTGCAGGCAAACCGCAAGTACCTGTTCCGCTTCCTTGGCCAGTACACGGCCGCCGCCTCCACGACCGGACTGGGCCTGGCCATCAACGGCCCCACGCTGGGCTCCGAGGGCCTGATGTGCAATGTCTTCATCGCACAGACAAACCAGATTCCGTACCTGGGCAGCGTGACCGCCTACAACACGGCGGTGCTCAACACCGCGTCCTCGGCGTCCACCCGCATGCCCTGGGAGTGCTGGGGCTACATCCATGTCGGGGGCAGCGCGGGCACGCTCCAGCTCCGCTTCCGTACCGAGGTGTCCACGTCCCAGGTGTCCGTCCAGGCCGGGTCCATCGGGTTCGCCTGGGTGATCGGCTGATGCCTACGTTCCTTACGCCGCTCCAGCTCATCGAGGTCCCCACCGGCGTGGACCCGGCGGCCAGCGGCTACGACTCGCTGCATGGCCTGAGCTTCGGCCCGGCTTACAAGGGCTCGGACGGATCGCTGGGCAGGCTCTTGGACATCGTCCAGGGCCGCGTGGCGTCGAACCTGACGAACACCACGACCACGCTGGCCGACATGACCGGCCTGGCCCTGCCGGTACTCGCGGCCGGGCACTACTACTACGAGTTCTCCGGGACCTACTCCAGCTCGGTGTCCGGCTGCTACATCGCCGCCGGAGTCAACGGGCCGTCCACGGGCTCGAACGGCGTCGCCTGCAACCTGCACCTTCACGTGGAAAACGGCGCGGACACCTGGCACAACGGGTGCACCACGTCCTTCGGGTCGTCGATCACTCCCGGCTTCGTGCAGACGGCCAACGTCTCGATCCCGTGGCGGATCTACGGCTACGCCCACATCGGCGCGTCTGGCGGCAACCTGACGCCCCAGTTCGCCAGGAACTCCGGCGCGGGCACGATCACGATCCAGGCAGGCGCCTGGGGCTGGCTCTGGCGCCTGAACTAGATCACGAATTTTCGCAGGGCCCCGAACTCTCCGTTCGGTCATTTTGCCGAACGAGCGAGAGCCACGAACGCGCCCACCGTCCCCCGGCCCCCCGGGGAACGGTGGGCGCTCTTTCGCGTTCCAGGCGTCCCCACACACACGGAATTATCGCTTCCGAGAACTCTAATTTGCGGAACCTGACACCTAGAATGGGGGCATGAATGATCTCGTCGTGACCACCACGGCGGCCCTGCCCGCCACCGTCGTCACGCTCCCCCGGGCCCAGAATCCCTACCACGTGTACCTGGATTCGCTGAAGAGCGCGGAGTCCCGGCGGACCATGCGCGGATGCCTGAACCACATCACGGCGATGCTGGCCGACGTGAGCGGCCAGGAGATCATCGCCGAGGCCGTCCCGTGGGGGGCGCTGCGCTTTCAGCACGCCGCCAACATCCGGGCCCGGCTCACCCAGGAGACCCGCACCGTGCGCGGCGAGACCGCCCCTCTGTCGCCGTCCTACATCAACGTGCACCTGGCGGCCCTGCGCGGCGTCCTGAAGGCCGCGTTCAACCTGGGCCACCTCGGCGCCGACGACCTGGCCCGCGCACGCGAGGCCCTGAAGAACGTCACCGGCTCACGCCTGCCCGCCGGACGCAACCTGGCCGACGCCGAACAGGCGGCCATGCTGCGGGTCTGCCTGGACGGCACGCTCGCGGGCATCCGCAACGCCGCCATCGTGGCCCTGCTGTGCGCGACCGGCGCCCGGCGTGCCGAGGTGGCCGCCGCCCGGCGTGAGCACTACGACCCCGGCGGGCGGGCGCTGCGCATCGTCGGCAAGGGCGACCGTCAGCGCGAGGTCTACGTCAACGAGGACGCCGCCGTCTACCTCGGTGCCTGGCTCGCCCAGCTCGACGGCCGCACCGGCGCCCTGTTCGTGCCCATCGACAAGTGGGGGCACCTGGCCAACCGGCACATGAGCACCCGGGCCGTCGGCGCCGTCATCGACGACGTACGGCGGCGCGCGGGCCTGCCGAGGCTCACGCCGCACGACTTCCGGCGGACCTTCATTGGCCAGCTGCTCGACGACGGCACCGACCTGGCCACGGCCCAGGCGCTCGCCGGGCACGCCTCACCGGTCACCACGGCCGGATACGACCGGCGCCCGGCCGCCGCACGCAAGGCCGCCGCCAACCGGCTGCGCCTGCCGCGTCCCGAAGACCTCAAGCCCGCGACGGTAGCCGGGTGATCCCCGTACCGTTGATCTCGTGAGGCGTTGAACGCCCAGGCGCTCCGAGATGATTCATGTGGGGTGGTTGCCTCGGAGGCGCCCGTGAGAGGGGGCGCGGTCCCGGTGTTGACCGGGTCGGGCCCCTCTCTCCGTGTTTATGCAGGCCAGAGGCCCAATCGCTGTACGGGCCGCTGAGAGGCCCCCTGTGGGACCTAACCCTTCCTATCGACCACCTGCTGTTTGGCCGTCTGCGGCCATCTCAGAGCCTCGATTTTCGCCATGATCACGCCACTGACCCCGGACATGCAAAAGGCCCCCTTTCCGACCTCGGATGAGGCGGAAAGGGGGCCTTTTGATCATTGCGTGGTGAAGGATGAGGGGTCTCAGGAGGGTCGATGTATCAGCCCGTCGCGCCCGTGGAGCGACCGGTCCGGCGGGCCCTTCTCGCGGCGTCGGTGACCCGGTAGCCGCTCCCGTCGAGAGGCGGTAATCCAGGGCCGAAGTGGAGGCCGTCCGGGGACGGTAATCGGGGCGGTAATCCACCCGGTAGCGGGGGCAGAAATTACCGCCCTCTGACCCCGGAAACCGGGGCGGTAGCGAGGGCGGTAATCGGGGGCCTAACCGACCGACCGCAGGGGCGGCCGGGCGGGCGCTTGCGCCTCTAGTTCGACGAGTTCCTTCTTGATCTCACGGAGGAGCTGACGGCCCCGGTCTGGGGTCAGGCCGAGCGACTTGCCAAGCTCGCCGCCCGAGATCTCCGGGTTCTCCTCATACAGGATGCGGGCCTCGTCCTTGCTGCTCAGGCCGCGCCTATCCGGGTCCACAGCGGTCGCCTTCGGGCCCTTGCCGGACCTCTTACCGGCGGGCTTGCTGTCGGTCAGCTCACGCCGCACACGGGCGGTCGTTTCGACCTCGGCGCGGGTACGCGCGGCCTCCTCGGCGGCCTCGATGAGGGCCGGGATTTCCGCCTCGGCTTCCGCCCTGCCGCGCGCCTCGGCGGCCTCGATTTCCGCCCCCCGCTTCCGGGTCGCTTCCGCCTCGATTACCGGTCGGACTTCGGCCTCCACTTCCGCCTTGATTTCCGCCCTCGCTTCCGCCTCCAGGCGGTCGCGGATTTCCGCCTTGATGGAGATCATTTCGGCGGCCTCGGCGGCCTTCTTGACCGCGTCGTGGGCGATCTTCTTCGCCTTCATGAAGAGGTTCAGCGCGACCATCGAAGAGGCGTCCAGAATGATCGGCAGCACCAGGGACCAGAAGTCGCCCATCTTGGGGCGGAGAACTTCGGCCTGGTGTGCGATCGACATGCCCATGCACGACAGCATCAGCGTGATGATGGCGAACTTGATCCACGAGTTGACCAGGGGGTCCTTCAGGGCGTCGGAGAGCCAGAAGGCGATGGCCACGGGGACGATGCCGATGATCAGGGCGAGTGAAATGTCCCCGAAGCTCACCTTTATCGCACCGGCGGCGGTGATCTCCTGGGCGGTCACGGCCAGCTTGCCGCTGGGCAGCTTCGGCGCCAGGGCGTAGTAGATGTTCAGGTAGAGGCTGACCAGGGCTGTTGCGATCAGGAACCTCTTCCAGCCTCGCCCGGCCTCCTCCATGGATTCTGGGGTGTTCACGGTTGCTCCCTTGCGAAAGGTCATCAGCACTCCGGTGGTTGCACACAGAGTCACGACGGGTTACCCTCACGCGCGCATGCGCGCATGCGCGCCCCCGCGTATGGCTCCCAGCGGCCCCGAGTTCTCTCGCCCCGGGGCCGTGAGAATGAGAATGAGAAAGTCACGCTCGGTGGTCAGGAGACCTTCAGCGTGTAGACGCCGTCGGCGACCTTCTCGACCGGCAGCGTGGAGATCAGCCGGTAGGCGGTCGGCATCGAGCACACACCCGCGTCCACGATGTCGGCGACCTTCAGCTGGCCGCGCTCGCGGAACAGGGCCATGATCTTGTCGGCCTTGTCGTCCTTCGAGCTGATCGGGATCACGGTCGCGTCCTGCCCCGGCGTCTCCGCCGGTGCGACGGCCGCGCCGCCGCCGTACTTCTGGTCGTACTCGGCGAGCCCGGCCAGGTAGCCGCGCTCGTAGGCCGCCGCGCTGCGCGCGTCCAGCTGCTCCCCGGCGGGGACCAGCCGCGCGCTGGCCTCGGGCGTCATGTAGAGCGTCCGGGAGACCAGGTCGCGGCCGTTGCCGGTGAGCACGAAGCCCAGGCCGTGCGTCTTCTTGGTCATCTCCTCGTCGAAGTACTTCGGCAAGGTGTTGGCAGCGACTTCGAGCCCGGCGGAGTTCGCCATCCGGTTGGTCTCCGAGGTGGCGACCCGGTACAGGATGACGTTGCCGGAAAGCAGCTGCTCGCGGGCGTCGCTGTCGTCGTTGAACGCGCCGTCCACGCTGGGGCGCTGGGTGGCCACGGTCGCCTTCATCCAGGCGGCGCGGCCCTCCTGCACGATCCGGCGGACGATCGGGCCCAGCTCGCGGATCTCGAACACGCGGGGCATCTCGTCGATGACCGCGTGAACCATCGGGATGCCGTAGTCCGGTCCCATCCGGGCCGGGCCGACCTCGCCTAGCATGACGATGCGCTCGTCCAGGACGGCTTCCACGCCACGCAGGCCCGCGAAGATCTCCCGCTTGTTCAGGTACGAGCCGTACAGCTTGGACTGGAGGTCCTTGAAGTCGCCGCCGCCCTTCGGGTCGAAGAGCAGGACGGCGGAGCCGAACGCGATGGACTCGCCCATGATCAGGCGGAGGCCCGAGGTCTTACCGGACCCGGTGGCGCCCACGAAGATGTCGTGGACCGCGCCGGACTCCGGGTCGAACAGGATGTAGTAGGCCAGGCCCGACCCGTCGGGGTAGACCGCGAACGGCACCCGTCCGGTGGCCCGGTCGAGGCCGGGGCCCTCCCAGTAGGACACGTCCATGAGCGGGTTGCGCTCAAGGACCAGCAGGCGGCCCCGGGTCTTGCGGCCCCGGCGGTCGGCCTCCAGGTAGACCAGCTCGTCCACGAAGTCCATGTCGAGCGTGCCCTTGATGTCCTCCAGGGCGCTGCGCATCTTGTTGTAGGTCCACTTCTTCGGGCCGCCCTCGATGACCCAGGCCATGCCGTTGGGCGTGCCCTGGTGGTCGAACAGCGGTTCCGGCTCGACCAACTCGCTGCGGGCCAGCGCGCCCTCGGTGGACCCGACGGCGTTCTCTTCGCTCCAGGCCACCTGGTGCGGGTGCGGCCCTTCGGGCTCGACCTCGGCGACCGGCGCCGCCTCGATGGCGGCCACCGGCGCGGCGTAGGTCAGGGCGATCGGGCGGGGGCGGATATACCACCACCACGGCGCGGACATCGCCGCGCCGCCAAGGACCAGCAGGGTGGGCATCGGGGTGTTCATCCCGGGGCCCACCTGCACGGCCGCCGTGGTCCAGACGGTCGCCAGCGCGAGCGCGCCGCCGTACCAGTTCTGCCGCCACAGCCCCTTGGCCAGCCAGGCGCGGAGCTTCTTCAGGGCGAGCCCGCCGAGGCCGACCACCACGGCCCCGGCCGGGACGTACCAGGGGTTCGCGCCGTTCTCGTACATGCCGTTGGCGGCGACCCACAGGCCGCCCCAGGCGGCGACCGGGTACAGGCCCTTGCGGATCTGCCACCACAGCGACCGGCGGGCGCTGGCCAGGGCCTCGGGCGGGATGGCCGCGCGGATGGCGGCCGTCAGTGCCTCGCCCCGGGTCCTGACCGGCGCGGGGTTGGCCTCGTTGGTGAACCCCAGTGCGTCGGCGACGCTGCCGGGGCGTATTTGCACGCCCCCCGGCGAAGGGGACTCTGTCGGCGTGCGGGTGGTCAT